GAGGAGCTGATCGAGGAGGCCGCAGCCTTCCCAAGAGGCCGGAATGATGACATGCTTGACACCGCGGTTCTTGCTATGATGCGGTACCGCAAGGGGAATTACGTCCGGATCGACACGGACGAGGAAGACGAGTACCGCGAGCGCCGTGTCGTTGCCTATTACTGAGAGGGCTTCTGATGAAGAGCAAGACCACGACCAAGCGCAAGGCACCTGCCGCCCGCAAGACCGCGACCACCCGAAAGGCACCGGTCAGGCGCAAGAAAATGCAGGCCGGAGGCTCGCCGGGAGAGAATCTCCCCCGCGGCTATCAGAATATGTCTCCTGGACGTATTCAAGAAGTCATGAAGCAGAACCAGGAGTCTGGCGAGATTTCGCGCCGTCGGATGGACGCGATACCTCCTCCGCGCAGTGCCGGAAACCGGCAGGGCGAGAGCCGCCGACGCGCCCTTGCCGCCAAGCGGCTGGAGGATGCGGTGTCGGTCCAGCGGACCGGTGGTGGCAACTACGGCACCTACCAGCGGGGCAGTCAGACGGCCCAGTCGTTCCGCGACGCCTACGCCAGCGCTAAGCGCGCCGGGAAGGACACGTTTACCTGGCGCAACCGCCGTTACACGACGGAGTGAGTGATGGATGATCTGATGATGCCTCCGCCCCCGGAGGCCATGGGCGATACCATGGGCGGCGGAATGCTGCCGCCCCCTCCTGCTGCTGATGGCGGAATGATGCCTTCTCCTGATGGCCCCCCGATGCCGGACCCGTCGTCGATGGCGTTGGCTGCCGTCGAAGTGACGATGGAAATGCTCCCGCAGATGCCGGACCAGGCGCTGTCGGCGCTGGGCAACAGCGTGATGGCGGAGATGGACCGCCGGGCCGGCGCCGCAGGCGCTGGTCCAGAGATGCCCGCCGGAGGCGGAGGAATGCCTGCCGGAGCCGCCGCCATGCCACCCGCCCCCGCACCAGCCGGAGGCATAGGAGCGCTCGTTGGATAACCGGGATACCCGTGACTGGCGAGAGATCGCCTACGCTGAAGGGATGGAGGTCGAGCCGGAGATCGTCAGTGAGGAGATCCCGCTCGACCCGCCCGACGAGTCGCCTGAGACCGACGGGGTTGTCGAGGTCATCATCGGAGAGATCGTCGAGGTCGAACCGGTCGAGGAGGACGACGACAACTTCAGTCGGAATCTGGCCGAGGAGATGGACCCGGACGTGCTGGCCACGTTGGCCAGCAGTCTGGTGGACGACTTCAAGGCCCACGAGGCGGACCGCGCCGACTGGCAGGAGCAGATCACCCGTGGTCTGGACCTGCTGGGGTTCAACACCGAGGAGCGCGACGAGCCGTTCGAGGGCGCGTCCGGCGCGACGCATCCGCTGCTGGCGGAGGCGGCGTACCAGTTCCAGTCACAGGCGTTCAACGAGATGCTGCCGGCGAAGGGGCCGGCGCGGACGGTCGTGCTGGGCAAGCAGACGCCGGACAAGATGGCCCGGGCGAACCGGGTCCGCAACTATCTGAACTACTACATCACCGACGTGATGGAGGAGTACGAGACCGAGGCCGACCAGTTGTTCCTGCATCTGGCGCTGTCGGGCAGTGCGTTCAAGAAGCACTGGTACGACGAGACGCTGGGCCGCATCGCCAGCCGGTTCGTGTCTGCTGACAACGTCGTTGTGCCGGGCGTGGCAACGGATCTGGAGACCTGCGAGTTTGTCGCCCACCGGATGCCGAATTACTCGTCGAACGACGTGCGCAAGCTGCAGGTGCAAGGCCTGTACCGGGACGTGGACTTCATGTCGTCCTACTCTACCGACCTGTCGGAGATCGAGGACAAGGTCAACGAGATCGTCGGCACCAGCGGCGCTCCGCCGCAGGCGCTGTTTGCTTCCGAGTCCTGCACGCTGATCGAGTTCCACGTCAGCCTGGACCTGCCGGGGTTCGAGGACACTGACGCCGCCGGCGAGGAGACGGGCGTCGCCCTGCCGTATATCGTGACGGTGCTGGAGGACAACCTGCAGGTGCTGTCGATCACCCGCAACTACCGCCCCGATGACCCCAAGCGGCGCAAGCTGAACTACTTCACCCACTACCGGTTCCTGCCGGGGTTGGGGTTCTACGGCACCGGCCTGATCCAGGCGATCGGCGGCCTGTCGAAGGCGGCCACCGCCGCACTCCGGCAGCTGATGGATGCGGGAACGCTGGCAAACCTGCCGGCGGGGTTCAAGTTGAAGAACCTCCGGGTGTCGGACAACAACGAGCCGTTGCAGCCCGGCGAGTGGCGGGATGTGGACTCGGTCGGGGACTCCATCCGCGACAGTCTGTTCCCGCTGCCGTACAAGGAGCCGAGTCAGACGCTGTTCGCGCTGCTGGGTTTTGTCGTCGAGGCGGGCCAGCGGTTCGTCGGCGTGACCAACCTCAAGGTCGGTGACGGGCCGGAGAACGTGGCGATGGGCACCGTGATGGCGCTCATCGAGCAGGGCAGCCGGGTCATGTCCGCCATCCACAAGCGGATGCACCGGGCGTTGCGCGCGGAGCTCAAGATCCTCACCCGGCTCGTCAGCGAGCATGTGGCCGAGGACGGCTACCCGTACACTGTCGCCAATGCCGACCAGTCGGTCCAGCAGGCGGACTTCGACCCGTCGATTGTCGAAGTGCTGCCGGTCTCGGATCCGAATGTGTTCAGCCGGACGCAGCGGATCGTGATGGCGCAGACGCTGCTGGAGGCGGCGACAGCGGCGCCTCAGATGTATGACATGCACGCGGTCCACCGGCAGTTCCTGGATGCGATGGGCTTCGAGAACATCGACGCGCTGATGCTCTCGACCGTGCAGAACACCGACACTCCGATCGACCCGGCGCAGGAGAACATCAACGCGCTGGACCAGGTGAAGCTCAAGGCGTTTCCCGGGCAGGACCATTCTTCGCATATCATGGCGCACATCGTGTTCGGCTCGACGCCGATGGTCGGTGCCCAGCCGCTGGTGGGCATGGCGCTACAGAAGCACATCATGGAACACGCCAAGCTGCAGGCCGAGGAGGAAGCCGCGCAGGTGGCGCAGCCGGGATCCCGGCAGTTCGATGCGACGGTCGCCAAGCTGATCGCCCAGAACATGCTCCGGGTGAAGGAGCTGAGCCAGCAGGTTTCGCAGCAGGGCCAGCCACAGCAGGATCCGGTCGTCATGCTGAAGGAAATGGAGCTGCAGCAGCGCCAGCAGAGCGATCAGGCCAAGCAGCAGCTGGACCAGATGAAGGCCCAGTTGAACGCGCAGACCGATCAGCAACGGCTGCAGGCGGCCGAGCAGCAGCGTCAGAGCAACGAGCGCATGGCGCAGGCGCGGATCGACGCGGCGCGGGAGGCGGACCAGCGCAAGATCGCTGCGCAGGACCAGCGCATGCAGGAGCAGCTGCTTCAGCAGGCGCAGGCCGAGAGGCAGCGGCAACAGTTGGAGCGTGAGCGGTTGGCGCTTGCGCGTGAGAAGGCGGAGCAGGATGCCATGTTCCGCCGACAGGAGCTGCAACGCCGTGATTAGAGTCAGGCGCCCGTATTGCAAAGGCCGCACCGAGCGGTTCAACAAGAGGAACCAGGATGTCCCGAAGAAACGACGCGATCGAGCTCGTGGAGCGGTTCTTCAAAGCCCTCCGCGATGAGGAGCAGTGGATCGCCGAGCGGTTGCTGACAGATGCAAACACCTGGGACTCGGTCCTGAAAGCCAGAGGCGAGCTGCTGGCGGTCCGCCGGCTGCGTTCGACGCTGCAGACCCTCTGCGACAAGGCCTCGGAGGACGATGACGATGCCTAAGCGTGGTCTGTACGACAACATCCATGCGAAGCGGAAGCGGATCAAGGCCGGTTCCGGTGAGCGGATGCGTAAACCCGGCTCTAAAGGCGCCCCGACAGCCAAGGCGTTCAAGGAGTCCGCGAAAACCCGGAGCAAACGATGAGCTATGTGGCGAAGGAAGAGCGGGTACTGGACCCGACTCTGCTGGAGAAGACGTTGATCGAACGGATGCCGAGCCCGACGGGCTGGCGTCTGCTGGTCCTGCCGTACAAGGGGAAGGAAACGACCGAGGCCGGGATCGTCCTGACCGACCAGACCATCGAGCGCAATCAGGTCTCGACGGTGTGCGCCTATGTGCTGAAGTGCGGGCCGTTGGCGTACAAGGACGCTGAAAAGTTCCCCTCCGGA